GGTACTTCGTGACAGCGGCAGTTCCCGGCGCGGCACTTGGCGACATCGTGCTTATCGCGCCCGAGCTAGACCCTGCTGATATGTTTTTCGTGGCGAATGTTACCGCTGCGAACGTTATCACAGTCGGTCTGTTCAATACGACTGGAGGTACGCTTACTACGTTCTCCTCAGGCGCTACACTGAACGGCATGGTCCTTAAGCCTAAGGGTCCGTACAACGCGATTACGTAAGTGTCTACTCTGCGGGTGTCACTCCACCCGGCGCAGCAGGCAATATTCAACTCCCAGTCCCGGTTCAAGGTGGTCGCCGCAGGGCGGCGCTTTGGCAAGACGGTTCTCGGAGTGATTACGTGTATCCTGAAGGCGCTGGACACGGAGACCCCTGACGGGCAACCACTCGGACCTGACTCCGAAGTGGTGTATATTGGCGTGGACCGAGAGCAAGCCAAGCGAAACGCTTGGAACATGCTCTGCGACTTCACACGCCCGCTCGGTGGCATCCCACATAAGCAGACCTCAGTGGTCGAACTACCCCAGACCGGATGTCGAATCCGGCTTATGGGCATGGACAATCCGGATGCGGCGCGGGGTATGAAAATACGCTACGCCCTACTGGATGAGTACGCGGACATGCCCGATGACGTGTGGGCTGAGATCATACGCCCTGCCCTTATGGACACCAAGGGCGGGGCCATGTTCATCGGTACGCCCAAGGGTAAGAACCACTTTTACCACCTCTGGCTGGATGCAGATGTTAAGCCCCTCGATAAAGACGGCAACAGCCCGTTCGAGGACTGGGAAGCGTTCAACTTCACGTCCTCGGATAACACGACCCTCGACCGCAAAGAGTTACGTAGCATGGCGACCGAGTACAGCCGTGGCTCCGACCACCTCTACAAGCAAGAGATCGAGGCGTCGTTCATCTCCAAGGGCGGCAAACTCTTTAGCGCCGACGACTTCCTGATATCAAGTGAGGAACCCGCACATGGCTCATACTATGTTACCGCTGACCTCGCTGGTTTTAGTACAGCAGCCGGCAAGCGCAATTCAGAGATTAAGAAGCGTGATGACTCCGCTATTGCCATTAACAAAATCACAGAGGATGGCGACTGGTGGGTTAAAGAAATCCAGTCAGGGCAGTGGACGGTGCGTGAGACAGCGATCCGGCTCCTCAAAGCGTACCATGATAACAGTGCCATTGCTATCGGCATCGAGAAGGGTATCAGCAAAAACGCCGTAGAGCAGTACCTTGAGACATACACCGGCAGTTTCAACCGGTGGATGAACATACAGGACTTGACTCACGGCAACCGGCACAAGTGGGACCGGATACAGTGGGCCCTACAGGGACGCTGCCAGCGTAGGCAGATCACACTGAACCCCGGCGACTGGAACGACAAGCTGATAGATCAAGCTGTCGACTTCCCTGACAGACGGACACATGACGACCTCCTGGATGCTCTGGCCTACCAAGACCAGATAGCCACCCCCATCTGGGCTGACTATGTGACTGATCCCAGTATCACAGACGGCTACGAGCCGCTTGACGAAGACTCAGGATTCTAAATTCATGGCATCAATCATTGTAGACAACCAGAGCCACTTTCCGAGCGAGAGCCGCCCGGCTAAGCCGACCGACGCCCTCGTGGCGCATGTCATGGGCCTCGTCAATGATTGGCGGGATGTGCGGAACAACGCTTACTCCGCCCGCTGGGATGGCTGGTACAATACCATCCGAGGCAAGTGGACCCCGGACACCAAGAACAAGAAGCGCGAACGGTCCAAGCTAATCTCCCCGCTGTCCTCTATGGCAGTAGACTTGACCGTAGCAGACATCATCGAGGCCCTGATCGGGCGCGAGAGTCTGGTCGACATCACGGATGACGTGGATGACGACGAAAAGAAGGACATGGAGGTTATCCGGAAGCGGCTACTGGAGGACTTGTATAAGGACGGTATCGTTCGCACTCTGATTGACATAGTGTGGAACGGTACAGTGTACGGTACCGGCATTGCGAAAATTAACATCGACGTGGTGGATGAAGTTACCCCGAAAGTCGTTGACGAGATCGGTAAAGATGGCAAGACCACCAAGCGACTGAAGAAAGTGGTTACTGAGCGGGTCAAAGTATTTCCTGCGCCGGTAGAGCCGGGGCAGTTCGTGCCCGACCCGTCAGCCAGTAACATTGATGATATGTTGGGCATGGGCTACGAGTACAAGCTACCCCTCCATAAAATCTGGAAGCGTCAGAAGGCCAAGACCTACTTCGACCACGTTCATGTGAGCCCGATGAGTGGGCCGGAGGAAGGCACAGAAAACCGGCAGGAAGAATACACCCAGAGTGGTGTCAAGACATACGCCGGTATTACAGAATATCACGGCCTCGTCCCCACTTCTATGCTGAATAGTTCGATAGCCAATAAGGGGCGTGCTGCTCCTGAGGGCACTGACGACCATACAAGCAAGAAGGACATGACCGAGGCTGTCATTGTTATTGCCAACAAAGTGGATTTGTTGCGGGCCATTCCTAACCCGTCGATCATGGAAGATCGGGCCTTTGTATCCTACCAGCACGACACCGTTCCTAACAGGTTTTGGGGACGAGGAGTAATGGAAAAAGGCCATCACCCTCAGAAAGCGTCCGATGCGGAATTACGCTCCCGAGCGGACTCCCTAGCGTGGATTAACAATCCCATGCTGGCCGGTGACTTGACGAAGTTGCCGCCCCGCATGAACCTGAACGTCTGGCCGGGCCGATTCTTCGGCCTGAAGGGCGACCCCGGCAAGTCGTTGCAGGAGTTTAAGTTCGGTGACGTGAATCAGTCTACGTTCGTACAGACACAAGAGTTCGAGCGTATGCACCAGCAGGCCACGGGTGCTGTCGATCCCGCTGGCATAGGACAGGGCGTCCGCGATCAGGCCACCGGGGCCACCGCGATCAACGTCTCTGGTATCACGAAGCGGGCCAAGCGTACACTGTTCAACGTCGAAGGGTTCATGCAAACGCTGATACGGCGTATCCTCTGGCGCAAAATGCAGTTCGAGCCGGACCGCTACCCCCTCGACATCAAATTCCAGGTGCGAGGTAGCATGGGCATGATGGCCCGTGAGCTGGAGCAGATGTTCTTATCGCAGATGTTCCAGAACACTGACCCGCAGGGACAGACTCACCTCCTGCTGCTCAAGGCCATCTTTGAGAACTCAGCCAGTCCCGCCCGCGAGGAAATCCTAAACGACATCAATGAGCAGCTCAAGCCGCCTTCAGAGGAGGAGCAGAAGCGACAGGAAGCTGTCGAGTCAGCACAGCAGCAGCTCATAATCGAGGACTTACAGAACAAGAGAGCCGACACGGCCCTCAAACTGGCGATGGGCGACAAGAACAAGGCCGAGGCCCTGCTTAAGAAAATCGAGGCCGATTTCAAGGACGATGAGATGTTCTTGGAGAACTTGAAGGTCGCCATCGACCGCACGACTGTCGAGAATCAGGAGCGGCAGACTGATCTGACCGAACGAGGTCTGGACATACAGAACAAGAAGCTGGACATCGAATCGCGCAAGATCGACAAGGACAAAAAGAAGGATAAATAATGGACATGGGAGACTTGGTACTGCTGACGGAGGCACAGAAGGCAGAGTACCGACATTGGGATGGACTGTTTCAACATCAGGGCTGGAAGCTACTGATGTCGGACTTACAGGACACCTACGACGCTATTCCGGAGGACGTGTTTGCCACAGCCGAGAGCTGGGATAAGTACGTCTATCAGAAAGGCGTCCATGACCAACTAGGCCGGATACTCCGCTACGAGGACTTCGTACATAGCAACCGCGAGGCTGACATCAAGGAAGCCCAGGATGTGCTGGAGCTGAAGGAAGCGGAAGAAGACCTAGATCATGTCATGTTCGACCCAGCAGTATGATACTCTACGATTTCACATGCGATAAGTGTGAGAAAACCCACAACGAGCTAGTACAGTCTTGGCGGGTTCGCACTATCCCATGCCCAGATTGCGGCGATAACATGCGCCGCGAATTATGCGCTCCAATCATGGACCCGAAGCTTGGTATTTTCCCCGATTCCTTTCCCAGCACGGGACGCCAGTGGGCGAAGCGCCACGAACACCACGCGAGAATGGAAAAGCGACAAGAAAGAGAGCATGGCACGTATAATACGTGGCCCGGCTCCGATACTCAAGGCTAGTCCCCGCGTGTAGTACCACACCGACAAGGTGGCAATCGCCTCCCCGGTTAAATTGTCAAGGAGAAAAGTGTAATGGCCAATTATAGGGACATTATTGTTGAGCCCGATAGTACGCCGCAGCCAGTTGCTGCCCCGCAAACCCCAGAGGCCGGGGCTCTGCCAGAGCCAGCGCCGCTACCTGAGAAATACCAAGGCAAGACCATCGCGGAAGTTGCAGAAATGCACATCAACGCGGAAAAGAAAATTGGACAGCAGTCCAACGAGGTCAGTGCCTGGAGAGACGCAGTGAGCGACCTTACAGCTCTGAACAGAGACGCGAACCTATCGAAAACACCAACGGAACCCACTGCTCCAGAAGTAAAATACACTCCAGAAGAAATCCTTGAGAAGCCCGAGCTGATCCAAGAGATTGTCCGCGCTGAACTACGTGCATCGCGGGAGTTTGACCGGCAGACGAGAGCAACTGAAGACGCTCGCCGTGACATGGACAAATTCGAGCAGGACTTTCCAGACTGGCGTAATGTCTCCAAGACCCAAGACTTTCAGGATTGGGCCAAGGAAGACTCCTCCCGAACGGAGGACGTTCGACGCACAGTACAGGAAGGCGATGTGAGAGCTGCCCGCCGTCTGATGGACGGCATGACACGGCAAATCGCTACAAATGCCAAATTGACGCCCGACCCAGTGATCGAACCTACAGCCCCAACAGGCTTAGACGGCGCTAGGCAGGTTGCGTCAGATGCTCCCGGCAACGCTGGCGTAATCGACGGCGACAAAATCTGGTACGAACAAGACGTTATTCGGATGAAAATGAATGATCCGGAAAAATATATGTCTGCCCCGTACCAAGAGGGTCTGCTCAGTGCAATCAAGGGTAAGAGATTCCGGAGGTAAACTCAACCCTCTTTTCCAATCTAACCAAGGAAGGTAAGCCTAATGGCTGCAACATTCAAACTCACCAATGCTATTGGTGTGGCTGATGCTGATGCCTTTGTCCCGGAGATTTGGTCGCTAGAGGTCATCGCCGCTTACAAGCGGAATCTTGTCATGGCAAACTTGGTTTCCAAGTTAAACCACATTGGCAAGCCCGGTGACACTATCAACATCCCCCGACCGACCCGTGGCTCTGCATCGCAGAAGACCAATGCGAACGTAGTTGCTCCGATTGCGTTCACGGACACAGTGACTCAGGTGTCACTGGACAAGCATTACGAGTATTCGCGTGTTGTCGAAACATCATGGACTTGCAGGGACTAGCATCTCTGCGTAGGTTCCTGACCGACGACGCCGGTTACGCTCTTGCTAAGCAGTCCGATACGGACCTGCATCAACTCGCTCCGACTTGGGGTGGGGGTACAGGCTACTCCACTGCTGTCATCGGTTCCGATGGTAGCACCACATACGTCCAGACCACCTCGGGTAACTTTGCCTCGATTTCTGATGCCGGCCTCCGCCGGGTCATTCAGACTCTCGATGACGGCGACGTTCCCGGACGTGACCGCTTTCTGGTTATCCCGCCCATCGAGAAGCGTAAGCTGCTCGGAGAAGCGCGATTTACCGAACAGGCGTTCACAGGTGAGTCAGGTGACGGCAACTCGATCCGTAACGGTCTCGTAGGTAGGCTGTACGGAGTGGACATTTTCATGTCCAATCAGGTTGAATCAGACGACAGCTCTGACTGTACGACTGGCTACGCCTCCCTTCTGTTCCAGAAGGAAGCGCTGTTACTGGTCGAGCAGCAGAACATCCGCGTTCAGTCTCAGTACAAGCTGGAAGCCCTTGGCGATCTCTTGGTCGCTGATGCGGTCTACGGCGTGGCGAGTCTGCGTGGTGGTCTGACGACCGATGTAGGCGATGGCTGTATTGCCATCATGGTGCCTAGTTCGTAATAGGTACTGGTTCCCTGCCCCCTCACGGGGGCGGGGGCCACTTTTCTCGGAGGCTCCTTGCGTAGCTGATGACGATACAACGTAGACATCCGCTACTCAAGACTGGTATCCAGCCGGCTGCGCATACGCATGTCGAGGCTGACATAACCGACCTCGACCATACCGTACATACCCATCTGGAGGCGGATGTTACTGA